TGAACCATGTTTCTGTTCCTGCTAATTCACGAGCAGTTGTAGCATCACCTGCTACCCTTGCATTATTAGCAAAGAGTGCCTTCTCGATGTCGAGTTTTTGCTCTTTTGCAATCTTCAAAACCTGATATGCCATCTCAGATGCACGACCGGCTTTGTCTAAGCCTTTGTCGGTATCTGGAATAACTACAGCGTTCTTAAAGATTTGTGTGTAATTACCTAGACGAGTAGTAGCAACTCTTGCTTCTGCTATTTCATCTAGAAGATCTTCTTTTTCTTCAACGCTCATTTTAGACATTTGATTCATCGTACCGGGAGATTTTGTAGCTCCACTCCACTGCATTACATTTTTTCCCCACGGACTTACACCTGCTTTAGAAGCTGCTACATTAGCTTCTTGAATTTCGGCAATTCCTTCTGTTATTTCTTGTAATTCTGCTGTTGTAGCTACTCCAAGCCCTGTCTCTTCATCTTCTCCTGAAACGCCTCCACCTATTCCCTCATTGGGGCCAGTAGGTTCTCCCATATCTCCGCTTACATTGCCTCCATTCTCCATTCCAATAGCTCTAACTGTAAATACTAAATCGTCTTCATCAAACTCATCATCATCGTCATCATCAGCTATTTTTTTTTTACCGTCAAAGTCTACTTCTTCTACTTCTTCTTCACTCATGTCTTCTTGCATATCGTCTATGTCAAATTCCATCATTTCAGGCTCTTCCATGCTATACATCTCTTGCATCATAAGCATAGTTTCCTCATCCTCATTACCTTCCTCTTCCTCTTCTTCTTCCTGTACCTCTACTTCTTCTTCTACATCATCATCTACTTTGTGTAATCTACCATCCATCTCCATAGACATAAGACCGCACTTAGCCATAGTACGCATTTCTTCTAGGTGCTTTAGCCCCCAGTATCGCACTACGTCAGCAGGTACTACATACTCGCCCTCTGACAAAAGCACAGGTACATCATCTGCAACTTCTTCTTCTAAAGATCCGAAGGGTACTTCTACCTCTTCCATATCTTCCATGTCGTTAAACATATGTATTACATTAGTCATTGTATAGTTCCTTTTGTTTCACGTAAAACATTGGTCTTTAGTTTTAGTAGTTGGTCTATAGTAGACACTTGCCCCTGACACCTATGTATAGTTATAGTATCGTCAGCATATGCCATAGTAGTTACTGCTCTTTCTTTTAAATAAATTAAGTATTCTTCAAGATTTTTGTACTTAGGATTAGATACTAAAGGATATAGTTTTTCTAGTTTCATTGTAGCATACCCGGTGGTAGACCTTCATTCGGTGGGGGTGGTTGCATCTGTGGTTGTGCAGGTGGAGCCTGTTGTGGTTGCTGTTGTAGTGGTTGCCCCGTAAACTGCTCTTCACCCGGTACTGGCGCTGCACCCACACCTATGTTACCACCACCTACGCCTGACATATCCATAGGCCCTTGCTCTGGCCCACCTTGCCCCATAGCTTCCTGATTCTTTTGCATCAAGTAAGTTTGACGTAGCATTTCTTCTGGCGTATTTGTTACTTTGTTTGCATCTAGCATCATAGACTTAGCTATCTCGCGTATAATAAATGGAAACTTAGCAAAGGGTGCAAGCACTGGATTGCTTACAATCTGTAAGAAAGACATAAGCCTTTGTGATCGTACCTCATTCTGCATCAGGCTTTCTAAGCCTCTAGCCTTAACTTCTAAGTCACCCTTTATGTCTTTGTTGTAGTTAAACTGCATATTAAATGCAAACATTGCCTCACCTAGAGGACGTAACAGGTAATCGTCAAAGTTTTTTACAACTGTTTTAACAGATCCTGCTGCTGCACCCATAAGCATTGAGATACCTGCTGCCGTTCTACCTACACCAGTTACACCAGTTTGCCCATGTGAGAATGATGGTATACCTGTAGACTCATCAGCTAACACTCTAGCCTTATCAAACAGTTGCATATTTTCGTTACTTACATTAGGAAACTTAGTGCCAAATATTGCCTGTCCGGGCGCACCACCCTGTCTTCTAAAGACTTTACCGGGATATACGGTTAGATCTTGGCCCGGAGTCAGGTTAGTTTCGTCTACTTCTATCAGTAAATTACCTGACAATACAGCATTATCTACTGCCATACGCATAAACCCGTTCATCAGGGTCTGTGTATCGTCCATGTTTTCGCCTACACCTATGCCAAAGAAAGCATATGGGTTGACTTCATATGGCACTGCACAGTAGGGAATACGCTTTGGTAGGAACGGATTAACTACAAACCTGAGTACCTCATTGTTGCATATCCAGACGTTTACGTGTAGGTCATCTACGTCCTCGTACTCTCCGGGTATCTCTATGCCCGACTCTTCTGCAATAGACCTGTCTAATATACCCCAGAACTCTAGTGCCTCGTAGCGTTGTGTGTTATAACTGTGTGAACTGTCCTCATCTTCTGACTCTAAGAGGCTACTCTCCCACCATTTTATAGAATAGTTTTCGCCCATCTCTATTGCTTCTTTGATAGCGTCTTCTCTAAAGAATGGTCTATTGCGTAATGCACGTAGCTGGGATCTTGTAAGTTTATGTCGCTCTATTACGTAGTCACAGTCCTCTATTGTACTTGCATCTGGGTCAGGGTAGAAGTTCCAACCAGATACGTAGGATATTTTAGGCACTGTCTTAACTGTAGGATCGTATTCGCCCTCATCTGTCCAGTTAGGATACTCTTTTGTTGTAGCAAATGGGCCTTTCAGTACACCAGTACCAAATAGCGCACACTCAAACGCTGCATTTCGTAGGTGCTTGGTAGCGTCTGACTCTTCTAACTGGTCTTTAATCTGCTTCTCCATCATCTTTGCAGCAACCATTGCAGGATGAAAGTTTACAGAAGATTGCGTTATACCAAAGCCCTCTTTCAATGTATCTACATCTTTTAGAGCATCCTGTAGTGGGCCTAACTTTTCTTCTAGGTCTTGTAATGACGTAGCTCCGGGGGGCAATACTCTACCATCTCCCTCATAGCCATATAAGTCCTTTGGCATATCGCCCGTTTCTACGTCTGCTGGAGCGTTAGGATCAAAGTGTACTGTTTCAGCTACACCTTCTGGTAAGGCAGTAGGCTCTACTGATAGCGGAAACTCGTTGTTTGCAAGTAGTACGTCTACAATCTGGCTATACGCTGCAAGTACTTTTGTCTTTGTTACTTTAATAAATACACGGGATTTTTCAGTCTCCGTAAACTGTACGTCAGAACTGTATACACCCCTGTAGTTCTTATATGCTCTGATCCAGTTGTTTTCTTCTGTATATCGTGCATCTTCAGCCCTAGTAAACTGCTTCTGTATGTAGTCAGTTAGGCCAGTTACGCCCTCATCTGACTCATCATTCTCTAGGAATGCGCTTTCACTGTCTTCTATAAACTCTGAATCGTAAGCCATATTTTACCTTTCAATATCCGAATGTAGCATCAGCAGGTTCAAATCTAGGTTTGGGCGAAGTTGCCGTACCCATATCAAATATGTTGCGAGGCACGGGTCTAGACTGTATTCCGTACCTTAGTGCATCGTATAGATGATCCTCTGCATGAGTATCTACATCCTCTGGATTTCTTTTATCCAATGGTATTATCGGTAGTTGAGATATTAGATTTGTACACGTATTGAATATCTGTATACCGGGCATATCTGTATCTTCATCTACTGATAATAGCCTGTGTACTTCATTCTTTCCGCTAACTCTACTACCCTTACTTCTGTCGGAGGGTCTAAATCTACACCCTTCCATTATCATTTGCTCTGCTAGGCTAGGCCCCGTATCGCCTCGTTTGTGCCAACATGAGGAGTCAAGTACCCCATACGATATTGTGCCATCCTCGCTCTCTAAATTTAGTATCAGCCTTGCTAACTCTATCGCCAGTACTTTACGAACATACAACTCCCTGTATACAACCAGTGTATCATCTGGCGTAACAGCAAACCACAAAACAGCAGAGTAAGAGCCATAACCATAATCACACGCCCTAAATTTTCTCCAGTTACTAGGTACTTTATACGGCGTAGTTACGTGTATACTTCTGTCAAACTCTGAGAAGGCTGCACCTTCTGCTATATCCCAACTTCCATATAATAACTGTTTTCGCTGTACTTCTGGCAAAGACAGTAACATCGTTTCGTAATCACCCGTATTGTACAGGTACGGATTATCTTTTAAACTAGCAGGTATAAATCGCCTCTGGAATAGAGGATCACCCTCCCTGCTATGTCCTTTTGGATACCTTAACACTTCTTTGGTATCTAGATCCCTAGCCCAGAACGACTTGTTAGGCGTAGCAGGATCTATAAACATTTTTTTAACCCATGAATGGCCGGGACCTCCGGGGTTTGTTGTCGCTCTCATAGACACTTGTATATTAGGATTAATAGATCTTAATCTCGACCTGAGATAATCCCACGGAAACGATGTAGGGTATTGCGTAAGCTCGTCAAAACCCACGTAGGAAAAACTTTGACCTTGGTAACGTAGAACGTCTTTATCTTGTTCCAAGTACGTGAGCCATATCCTAGCACCCGATGGAAAAGTCCACTGACTTTTTCTTTCAGACCACTTAGCCCCCGGATAAAACTTTGGATAGATTTCTGTAGACTTATGGATAAGCTCCCTAAGTTCATCATTAGTTCTCCTGAGTATTAGTGCGCTATGCTCTGCATAATCACAATATCTAAGAGGGTCTATCAGTAGTGCAAAACTCTTTCCACCACCTGCTGCCCCTCCGTATAGCACCTCCCTTTCTGGTGCATTTATAAAACTTTCCTGTGGGCCTTTGTTTATCTGTATTCGATTAGAATCGTAATCCTGTTCTACAGGCTCCTCAACCTTGAGAGGATAAGAGTCCGTCTGCCCAACTGGTGTCGATTGGCTCTCCTCTTTTTTCGTTTGGCGTATAGAGGATTTTGTCTTGGATACTCTTTTCTTTTTCGGCGTACTCTTTCGCTTTGGAGGCGTAATGTCTGTACGATTGGACTGCATTCTGTCTATCTCTTTCCTTAGTCATTAGCTTATGTAGGGCCTGATACGTTATGCTTCTTCCTGTCCTAGCAGATAACCATCTGGCTACCTCCCTATAGCTACAGGACTTTAGATATTCTTTTGCCTCTACTAACGCATTTAATTCTTCTTCTACGGGTAGCAGTGTAGTATTGTCTACTGGGTTTGCCTTATACCCAAACGGTATCTGTCGGCTCTTACGTACTACGGGTCTCCACGTATTAATTTCTTCTGAGGGCATCATCATCGTCCTCATCATATGTAGGTTCTGATTTTGGGGGAAAGATTAATAAACTGGGGGCATCTGTCTTTACGGTTATACGCTCTGTTTTGACAATGCCTGTGCGGTCTAGGATTTCACGGGACGCTGCTATACGATCCCTGTTACCTAAAGCGGTAGGGTCAGTTAGTACGCCTGTCATAGCCATAGCTGCCATAGGGCCATTCGCCGCAAGGTACATCTGTGTCCTGTCTATGATTTGATCCTGTAGTGTTCTTAGTACGGTGCTAGTCTTAGTGTTTGCACTATAACCTGCTATCCTCATGGCCTCACGTAAGTTACCGTTGGCCTCATCAAATAGACAGTCTAAAAATACTTCCTGTCTATCTGTTAGTTCTTTTTTTGTTGCCATTCATTATTGCCTTTTTTATATCAGAAAAAGGTGCAGACCTTTTCTTACTTGTAGCTACTTTAGGAGCAGTAGCTTTCTTTTTGCTTCTAAGGGCCTTATATTCTTTTGCAATACGTGTCATACGTTTTTTCTGCTCTGGAGTTATTGCACCCCCATGACCCATTCGCTTTACCTGACCACCCTTTCTCAGGTTCTGATAGTTCTGTGGCATATCTGCAATAAACGGATCATCTTCTGGTATATCTTCAAAGCGCACATTGCGTCCTACTATTCTACTTACAAGTTGCTCTAGGGCGTTCATCTCTGCGTCTTCAGTCTTTGTACCACCTAATAATTGATTATCAGATACATCTAGTAAGTTATCTTCTAGTCTTTGTCTACTAGGTGCTTGTGTTGAGTCTTTAACTTTTTTTACAGATGGTTGTTTTTCTGTATTAAGATTTTCTATTCGACCGCTAGTATTTTTAAGAAGTTGTCCAATTCTATCAGACCTTTTTTTATCGCCTTTCATCATTATCTCTCTAGGAGATTGTGTACCTCCAGCAGGAGACCTTAACTTCACAATGCTTTTATTATTATCGTTCTGCAAAGAAGATAATTGGGCCTTTCTACCGCTGGAGATATTTCCTTTAGCTGCATCTATTTCTGTTTGTAAAATATATATTCTATTTAAATGTCTATCTTTAGCAGGGCCTTTTAAAGTTTTTAAATTTACTTTTTTTAACTCTTTAAGAGCAGCTTCCATTTCTTGTATTTCTTTTTCTGTATACATTTCCATAAAGTAACTACTTTCTCAACAATACTAGCCTACATAAGAGAAGGAGCAGTAGGTAAAGTATGAACCCTCTACCT